TCTCCTAGAGTAGGGACTTATGAGCTGCTGGCGGCTCGATCGGCTCAGCTGTGGTGCATCCTACCGTGGAACCAGAGAAAAGTACACAGGTCATGTGATTTCTCGGCCGGAGGCGCTGATGGTCAACGAGGTGGCGGCACCAGCCAGGGTGGAGATGAACCCGCCTGGTTCCAGGGTCTGACCCACAAGTTCTGGGCAGGTGTAGCACTCGCCGGCCGCAATTGACTTTGCACTGATAATCAAGTTCGACGCCCCGGCAGCCCCGGCACTTGCCACAAGATTGGCCGAGAAGGCGACCGCACCGGCTGTGGTGTTGGTCGCCGTAAACTTATCGATGATTGTCTTGCAGTTAGTGGCAGTGTATTGGGTCGTCTGTGCGTTCTCGGCTTGCTTACGCGGGATGATGTTCTTTACTGTGACGGTCATTTTATTCTCCTAAGTGTAGAAATCCGGTGATTTGTTCTTCGATATAAAACCAGTGGATTGGTAGTGAATGTCGCACATATGCAAGAAGGGTTTAGCTCCGGCGTCCATGGTGTTTGCCGTCAGTGAAACTCGCACAAGCAAAAGACCGTCAATCTCAATATCGTCCGTGTCTTGTTGAGTTACACTGCCGCCACTTATTGTTGCTTGAACCTCGGCAATCATATGCTGGTACTGTGTTGTGCTGGCCGCTTGAGTTATAGTAACCGTCTTAGCCGTGGTGAAGGCTGCTTGGTCATGCCCTTTGGCGTAGAGCACCTCAAATGACCAAGTTACGCTTCCAGTTGTTACCCCGGCCGTATTGTGGCTCCAATGAGCATGCAGGTACAGGTCAGTTCCAGGTGCATAGTCGTGCAGAATGTGAAACTCGATAAAGACTTGGTCATTTATGTCAAATCTGTATGCAAGCAAACCACCGTTATAGGTAACGTAGTTAGGGTCCGTTGCTGCAACACCGCGCACCATTATAGACCCGAGGAAGTCGTTCCAACCATATGTCGGATTGACTTTATCGACCAGCAACCCGACTCCTGAGCCTGCTGGCAGAATCAAATTGCCATTTACTGTCAGGGTTGAATCAATCAATTGCTGAGAAGGCTGTGACGGCAGCAAGTTTTCAAATATCTCCCCTTCAACAAGCATTGGAGCCAAGGCCAGCAACTCAAGCGCGTCGGCGATACGTTGCAATGTGTCCAAGGCCTGCTGAGCGCGACTGCCGGCGTTCTCAGCAGCAATGTTTACCTCATTGACAAAATCAGGCGCTACAGCATCAACAGTCGAGAACAATAACTCAAATTGTTTGATTGACTGGTGGTCTTTTAGAAAAGTCGCCAGTTGGTCACGAGTCAGGTTTAGGCGTCCGTTGGCCATGATTACACCGCCAGCGCTTCAAGGCGCGCTTCAAGGCGTGCGATTGAGATGAATGACTGGCTGTCGCCGCGGAACCGCTGCATGCGCCAGTTGCGCATAGCACCCTGCTGCAACCAGGTGATGCGCTTGGTACGATCGCCTGACTTGCCGACTTTAACGAACTTGTCTTGGCTCCAGGTCTCGCCGTCAACTGAATAAGACGTGCTGATCTGTGGGTCCAGGCCGAATGCGACGCGACCGGTTAAGCACACCAGTTCCAGCTCATGGAAGATGGCGCCACGGCCCTCGTTATACACGATCAACGTGCCGAACTCCCAGCGGACAATCTCACCATAGTGGGACGAGATAGCATCTGTGAGATAACCTACGCTGGTGCTTGACGGGTCACCGATCAACCATTGATTATAGCACCAGACCAAATCCTTGGCTCGATACGCCGAGAAACCTTGAATGGCGCTGGTCAGATGGAACCATACCGGCTCGCCCAATACTTGAGACGCGGCGGCATCATAGACAAGCGTCTGGTCAGGCAACCGCACCCACAAATGCTGGTGCGCTTTATCGTTGCGCGTCTCAAAGATGACGCCAGCAAGTTCGCTCTCCGAATAACCGGTGAGTATTTCATCTATTTCCCTTGTGGTGATCTTTACCGCCGTGGCGTTGGAGGCTAAATAAATGCTCGGCGACTCGTTGCGCCCGCTACCAAGGAACGCAATAGTATCAACAAAGACGCAAGAACAAAATGTGCCAATCGCGCCTTTTTGAATCTGTGCGCCTTCGATACGTTGGAACGGGAACAGATCGCCGCCAACGTTGTCGAATACCTCAATTGTATTCCTGTTTATGGCATAAACCTCGTTGCGCAACTTTAGCACAGCATTGATCGGGTCAGGATCGGCTTCAGAGCTGCCGTATTTCAACGGGTTGACTTGTGTCGGATCGTTTAGCTCCGTCACTATAAGGAACTCGCCATCTGTAGTCAAAAAATAACCATCGACCCAGCAAAAGTCTATAACGTTGCCAAGGTCGGGGTCGGTCACTTGTGTTAATACTGCGCCATTCCAATAGAACAAGTTACCGCCTGAAGCAATGGCCAAGCGATCGAAGGAGTAGTCAAAAACGACTTGCCCTGTACCGCCAACGTCGCCGAGCGTTGTAACTGTGCCATCGGGTGCTACAGTCACCAATTTTGAACCCATTACACGGTAACACATGCCATTCCAACTAATCCCGCCACGTGTGGTACCTGGACCAGTGCCATTGGCAATCAGGCCATCAGCGGGGCGCAAATACCCTTTGCTGATACCTTGCTCTTTTGGCACTGGCACCAGGTTGACAGGGTAGGAAGTCCGAAAGTCGGCCACCCCGTCAGTGAAGATGCCGTTGAGTACAGGGATTTGCACGATTAGCAGCCCTTGAAGCGTTGCACGCCAAATGAAACCGTCATATCATCAGCAGCCACAGCAATAGCTGCCGAGTCGTAGAAGCGGATAGTCGAACCGGCTGGGAGATACAGGTCAATCGGAATTGGTATTTGGATCATGCCGTCAATGAACGCTGTTTCACGGTAGATGCCTTGCAGGAAACCATAACTGCGTGTCAAAGATGCCGCCTGCACCGCGCCAGCCGAGATGTAGCCAACCTCGTTGCCACTTGGGTCTGTGACAGCAAAGCGAAGTTGACGGTTTCCAACATCGGCCGAGGTAGCCAACTTGACGTTGGCATACATCAACTTCCACATTTCGCCAGCAGGCACAGTAAAAGACTTGTCGCTGTCATTGGCGGCATTATCAAATACGCCATAGATTGGGGCAACGACGGTAATCCCGTCGGTGTAGTTCTCATTGGGGGCGGAACCGAATTGAAAGCGCATGATGTTCTCCTTAGTTAACCGACGCGATACCACGTCTGCATGATTGCGTCGTATTTCAGACGAAAAAAGTCGTCAGCGCCGAGCGACGTCGGTTCGCCGGTAACTGCTACAGCACCATTACCATTCACAGTCAAAGCCGTGACTTGCTGAGTGCAGTTGACTAGAACCTCTTGCTTGTCTACTGTATCGGCGACCGCTGGCAGCACAATCGTACCTGCCGCGTAACCTGCCGTGGGTGTCAAAATCAAGTGCACATTGTCACCTTCAGCAGGTGGGGCAATCGTAACACTGAAACCACTGGCTGAAGGTGCCGCGTATTGGGTCTCGAATTGTGGTAGACCAGCCGACGGAAAGGTCAGATTGTCCTGGATATATGCCAACAAGGCACTGGCAGAAACTTTACGAGCGTCACCATTACTGGTGTCGAAGATCGGAAAGTTGTCTCCGGCAGCAAGTTGGTCGACGGCTGAGAGTTGGTTGATTTGAGGCATGGCGGCTCCTTAGTTAAATTCAATTTCGCCATCCTGACCTGCAAGCAGCGGGTCAACTGGCGGGGTCAGGAAAGGGCTATCAGTCAGACGCCATGACTTGTTACCTGCTCCTGCGGGCATGGTGCCAGGCAGTTGCTGCTCCATTGGCATGGCAACTCGTGAGAGCAGGGTGTCATAGCCTAGTTTGGCTGTGGCCTTAGTGTCGGCCGAGACTGTCTTGCCAAAACTTGGCCCGAGCCGCACTGCCAGATTGGCGTAGATTGCCTCGTTGGCTGAGTCAGGCACGCCGGTCTCTGCATCCAACTCGCTGTCTTGTGGATTGCTTGGGATCGGGTAACCTAGACGGATGCCCTTGGCGTTCCATGAAGCTAGCATGGCATCGAGGCGGCGTAACGCAGATTGGAGTTGTTCAGGAGTCAGGTCGAAGACGTAAGCGGCCAACCCGATCTCGTCGAACGCCTGGGTTACGAATTGGCGCTTCGTCCAGCCCATGATCAGGCCTCCAATGTGGCAGCGATCAACTGACTGAGTTCATCGTCAGTCGTCTTCTTGCTGAACTTGATGTTGAGCTCCTTGGCTTTGGCTTCCAGCTCATCACGTGTAGGCGGTATGGTCTCATCAGCGATCGGCTCATCACGTGTAGGCGGTATGGTCTCATCAGCGATCGGCTCATCGGCAATAGTGTGTTCTTTGGCCAGGGCCTCAGGCACGGAGGCGAACCAACCTTCTTTGCGGAGTAGGTCAAACTCCTCTTTGGTATCAGCTACGCTGTGCTCGGCAGCTGACTTGTAGACCAGGCGTGGGAAGTCCATTTGCGTTCTCCTTGAAGGAGCTAGACCGAGCGAACCCGGTCTAGCAAAGTTGCTTAGGTGTTGGACAGCGAGTAGGTCACGAAGGTATCGGCCGCCGTCTTCCGGGTACGGAAGCGACCAGCCTTGCCTGCGGCTACCACCATATTACCAACTACTGTGTGGCCAGAAGCGGCCGCCGTCACGGTGAAGGCGTTGGCACCAGTCGTGATAACCGACCAATCGATGGAGTCGCCCACTGCGAAGGACGAGGAGGCATCCATCACAGCGCCAGTCGGGATCGTACCAGCTACGGCAGCTGCCGTAGTGGACGTCACGATACCACCCAGGATTGCGGCAGCAGTCACAGCGCCAGTAGCGTTCAGTGCAACAGGATCGCCCTGATACACTTCGCCCTTGCGTGCCTTGACCACGGCATCAGTACCGACTTCGTAGTAGACTGGCGCGGCACCTGCCTCAATGATGACTGTTGCTGCAGCCGAGAAGGCGGCAGTGGTGTACAGGCCGCTTGCAACCTCAGCCAGTACATCAACTGTGGAAGGCACGTTGGGATAACCAACTTCTTGTGAAAGCGTGACACTGCCTTCGCTGAAGACGGCGACCTTGTCACTGGCGGCTACGGCGACTTCGACGCGGCCATTCGGATAAACGATATTGCTCATGATGATTTCCTTTTCAGAATGTTGGTAGTAAGTGACAGGGACCTAGGTCCCTGTCAACTCACGTCTTAGGTCTGCGAGAACAGCATGATGCCGGACATCTCAGGTTGCTTGTTCACGACACCAAAGAGAGTATCGAGACGATACTTGGTCTTCATGGTGTTGATGTCGTAGAACTTCTGCCACACCAGTTCGATACCCTGATCGGTAGAGGCGCGCATCACAGCGGTACCTGCGTCGGTCGGGACGGCGTAGCGACCCGGCAGGATCTCCATTGCGTCCTTCTGCCAGAACGGGTTGGCATAAGCGGCCACCGTGTTCAGGAAGACAAGCGCGGAGTTCGCAGCCTTGGTGTTGATGACGCAGTTCTGATACTGCAGCTCGGAGTCGGTGCCACCTTGCGCCGTGATCATCGGAGGACTGATGGTCATGGTCGTGCCGGAATCGACGGACACCACACGGAAGGTCTTGAGTTGACCAGTGTCGCCCTTGGTGATGTGATGCACAGCATCGAGAGCCGCAACAGTGAAGCAGTCACCAGCCGCGACATTGGCAGTCGTAGACACGGTGATAGTCTGGTAGCGATTATCAACGTTGCTCATCTCACCAGTGGCAGCCACGCGCGTTGCAACCGGGGTGTAGTAGTTACCACCACCGTCCAGCGTACTCATGGTGATGCCTGCGCCACCAGCAGCTGCGGCGATGCGGTTGGCATAGTCGAGCTTGTAGGTGTCGAACGACGCCACCATGCCGACGTAGGCCTTCTCGTAGGCAGTGACCGGCTTACCAGTCATGGTCTGACGACCAGCCAGGTTGTTGGCCATGCCGTTGTAGTCACGAGTGGACAGAGCCAGGTAACGATCGAAGGCTTGGACGCCCTGTTCGTTCATGATGGCTTCGCACTGAGCGACGTCGTCGAAACCCGACGCAGCGGCCGTACGCTTGACCACCAAGGTGCCTTGGAGAGCAGCCACGTTCATGACGGCCACGTTGATGTCGCTGGCCAGTTTCTGCTTGGCAGCATCGCCGAGACGACCTTCTTGCAGTGCATCACGCAGCTCGGTGGCGGTCATGATCCACGGGGACGACTTGTTAAAGCCGATCGTGGCCGGAACCGACAGCTGGGTCATGTTCTGGAAGTTGGCAGTCTGATCGGTGCCATCGAACGATTGGGCAACGTAGGGCTGCGGACGCCAGATGACGTTGTTGGTGCGCTCCATCATCGTCTGGTCGGTGTTGTAGACCGCGACATTGCGGGAGAGAACCAGAGCGTCCTGGAAACCTTCCAGGATGTCTTCGAACGCTACGCGTTCTTCTTTGCTAAAGGCATTTGCCATTTTGAAGCTCCTTAATATGAGATGTGATTACTTGTCGGACTGGCGCTTCTGCCGTTTATATGCCGTGACCTTGGTGTAGTCACCGGTTTTCTCGGCCTCAGTGCGCA